GGAAGGTCTTGATGATTCCGCGATTGTAACGGGAAAGCTGGCAGACAGTGCCGTAACGACGGCAAAGGTTGCGGATGAGGCGATTACAAGCGCCAAGGTTCCAGCGATGTCGGACGATGGGATTACGTTTGGTCATTGGGCTCGTGCATGATTAAGGATCTTTAAATTGACAGAAACCTCGGAAGAGTACCTCACCCTGGATGAGCACGGGCTCATGATTGCCGTAAACATTCACACAGGTGAGGTTCGTCCTCTTGAGTCCTCTCTAATTGACCCAAGTAAAGCCCTAGACTTAAGCAAATTTCACCGGGTTCGAGCACAGACGGGGGAGCTGGTTTATGTGTCCTCCACTCTGCCTTTGGAGGAGCTGGATAAAATCCAAGGGAAGGCAAGAACCTTTCCCTACTCTCCACTTCTTGCTGATCGGATATGCGAGCAGATAGCCTCAGGGAAAACGCTCGTAGAGATCTCAAAAACACCTGGTATGCCGTCGTATGCGACGATTGCAAAGTGGCGCATCCGGTACCCTGAATTTGATGAAATGTACAAGCAGGCAAGAAAGGACAGGGCTGAGTATTACTTCCACCAAATGTTAGAGGAAGTTAAAAACGCTAGGGCCGATAGGGACGATGTGGCATTGGCGAGGCTCAGGGCTGATTTCCTAAAATTTGCGGCTAAGGTATCCTCCCCTGATGAATATGCGGAGAAGACCACCTTGGATGCAAGGGTGGCCACGACTTCGTTTGTGATTGAGACTGGTATCAGGAGGCCCCAAGACGCTGGCTTTAATCGGGACGAGACAAAGCATCTTGATCTTTTATCCCCGGACGCTCCCCATTCCCCCACTGGTGAAGAAGATGGCGCGTAAAAACACCCCGGATGACTTCCATAAACGATACAAGAAAATGCCTAGCGGCTGCTGGGATTGGCAAGGGGCCAAGAATCGTAAGGGGTACGGACAATTTAGATTTGTTGGCACACTATATATTGCCCACAGATTTTCTTTAGCCATGAAAGAGCCAGTACCAAGCGGATTACCAGTGCTGCATACTTGTGATAATCCAGCCTGTGTAAACCCGGAACATCTATTTGTTGGCGACAATTTTATTAATCAACAAGACTGTGTTTTAAAAGGTAGGCATCATAAAGCTAAAAATGTAGCGTGCCCTAAGGGACATCCATTTTCTCCAGAAAACACGAGACTCACTAAGCTCGGACACAGGTGTTGTAGGGTATGTGAGAGGGAAATGTGTAAAAAGTATTATTACAAGGTTAGAAAACATCGCAGGAAAGCAGCGGCTTTAGAAAGGGGGTAAAAATCTATGACGGCTAAAAAAGTATTCACTGGCTATTTGCCAAGACCACACCAAGAAATACTACATCAAAAGCTTAAGCGCTTTAATGTACTAGTCTGCCATAGACGCTGATCGCTTCGGAAAAACCGTTTTTGCGATCAACGAGATGATTGACCAGGGGTTAAGGAACAAGAAGCGTAATCCCCAATACGCCTACATCGCCCCCACATACGGGCAGGCCAAGCGCGTATCGTGGCAGATATTAAAGGACGCGGTGAGAAACATCCCTGGGGTAAACATCAATGAGGGTGAGCTTCGGGTGGATATTCCAAGGAAGGATGACTTTATCAGGTACATGCTTCTTGGTGCCGAAAACCCCGATTCAATACGCGGTATTTATTTGGACGGCTGTATCTTGGATGAGTTTGCGACAATGGACCCCACTGCATGGACGCAAGTGATCAGGCCTGCATTATCGGATAGAAGAGGGTGGGCGATTTTCATATCCACGCCCAAGGGCTCTAACCACTTCCACAAAATGTATTTAGTTGCTGAGAAGGAGCAAAACCAGGATTGGTATTCAGCCGTGTTTAAGGCGTCTGAGACCAACATCTTACCAAAAGAAGAGTTGGATGCGGCCAAAGCCACGATGTCTCAAGAAGAGTATGACCAAGAATATGAGTGCTCGTTTACGGCGGCCCTCGTTGGTGCATACTTTGGAAAAGAGATGGGGGCTGCGGCTTCAGAAAAGAGGATCGTGACCTTTCCATTTGAGAAGGGCTACCCAGTCGATACCGGCTGGGATTTAGGGATGGATGATTCAACGGCCATCTGGTTTTGCCAGCAGGTTGGAAGAGAGATCAGGATCATTGATTACTATGAGGTGGCGGGAAAAGGTTTACCGGATATCGTAAAGGATCTTCGGGAGAAACCCTACACGTACCGTGATTTTTATTTGCCCCACGATATTTCGGTCAGGGATATTTCAGTGGGCGGGGGTAAGACGAGGCTAGAGACCTTGGTAGAGCTTCGGCTTGGGAACAAGGAGCAAATGATTCCAATCCCTAGGGTAAAGAAGAAGGAAGACGCGATCCACGCAGCAAGGCTTTTGATTCCTAGGTGCGTGTTTCACCAAGATAATTGTGCATATGGGATCGAGGCCCTAAAGTCTTACGAGAGATTGTACGATGCGAAAGAGGGGGTCTTTAAAGCAAGGCCAAGGCACAACTGGGCGTCTCACGGTGCTGATGCGTTCCAAACCCTGGCTATGGGGTTTAAAGGGGACCACGAGAGGGTGGGAAAGGAAAGCTTGCCTAGTTTTGCGGACATGGACTACGATATTTTTGGGGTTTAAACCAAAGGTTAGGGGTAGGGGATGGCAGAGACCTATTCAACGGGTGTCAGGGATCGTCGTGAGCAAGCCCGCGTTGATGATTTACTGAGTGTTCAGGATCAATTTGGAAGGATTGCGCCTGACGAATATTATAAGCGCATTCAACGCGGGACTGGAAGGTTTTCTTTCTTTAACCAGATATTTAAGGCCCGCCAAGAGGGGAAGCTTTCTGAAAACACGTTTCAAGAGCTTGCTTTTGATCTTACTTCCAACCTTAGGCCTGTAACGTCTGACCTCATAAATAAATTCAAGGGCGAGGTTGAAGGGTCATCTAAAGACGGCCGGTCAAGACTTGCAACTCAAAAGATGTTTCAGCTTATGCAAGACCGCCCGGGCAGAACGCAAACACTGCTAGCACCTAGGTCTAACTCTTCAAAAAGCATTCTTGGTGTATAGATGAAACGCACTCCCGAACAAGTGATTAAGCGGTTCGATACTTTAAAACAGGGCCGAGGCGTTTGGGAGACCCACTGGCAAGAAGTGCTGGATTACACTTTGCCAAACGTGCAAGACGTTTTGCGGAAGAAAACCGAAGGCTCTAAAAAAGGGCAAATGCTCTTTGATAACACGGCCACCGTGGCGTGTGAGATGCTGGCGGCAGCCCTTCACGGGATGCTGACCAACCCAAATACCCAGTGGTTTGAGTTGATGACCCGCGATAACGAGATCAACAAGAACGATGATGTCAGGGCGTATTTACAGGATTTGACAGAAACTGCCCACCGAATCTTGAACAATTCAAATTTTCAAACAGAGATCCATCAGTTCTATTTAGATCTTTGCACCATTGGTACCGCAATCATGACGATTGAGCCCAATGATGAAAACATCATCCACTTTTCGACAAAGCACATTTCTGACTGCGTGATGGCAGAGAACCACTTAGGAAAAGTTGAAGACGTGGGCCGTTGTTTTAAGTGGGAAGCGCAGCAAATTCTTCAAGAGTTCACAAAAGACGCGTTTGGTAAAGCCCAAGACGTGGATGCTTTGATAAAGTCGAACGAGAAAGAATTGATTACGAAGTTTTCAGAGGACGTGATCAAGGCATACAAGAACCAACGTGCAGATAAGTTCGAGCTTATCCATTCTGTGTATAAAGAGAAACTCCTAGCTGATGCTGGAAAGCCCTTTTTGTCGCAGTATGTTTTAAAGTCCAAGAATGAGCCAAAAGAGCTTCGGGTTAATGGATACAGGCGCTTTCCTTACCTGGTATCCCGGTGGACTAAGATGAGCGGGGAGACCTATGGCAGATCGCCGGCCATGTCGGCGCTGCCCGAAGCCAAAACTGTGAATCAAATGATGAAGGCCGTCATCAAAGCAGCCCAGAAGGTGGTTGATCCTCCCACCCAAGGGCCTGATGACGGCTTTTTAAGACCCCTTAAGACAGCGCCTGGATCCCACCACTATTACCGGGCGGGGACGCCGGATAGGATTGAGGCTATCTTTAAGGACATCAACCCGCGGATTGGCTTTGAGCTGATCAGAGACAGACAGGCCCAGATTAAGGCCGCCTTCTTTGTCGATAAGCTAAATCTTCCGCTTGGTGACAGAGCCACGACTGTGGAAGTGCATCAGCGGATTGAAGAACAGCTCAGGTTTATGGCCCCCATGCTCGGCCGACAGTACTTTGAAGTGCTGATCCCGTTGATTGAGAATTTGATGGACGTAATGGTGGACGCCGACGCAGGATCAGGCGAGATTTTAGGGCAAATACCGCCAGAGATCCAGGACGTATCCTTGTCGGTCCAATACACAAGCCCCATTGCACGGGCGCAGCTGGTTACACAAGGCCAGAGCATGGTTAGGGCCCTTGAGGCTTCGGCACCGTTTATAAATATTGACCAAGCCTCCTCTGATGTTATCGACTCTGTGGAAGCCATCAGACAAAACTGGAAGATCTATGGCGCTCCCCAAAGAGTGCTTAAGACTACCAAGGAGCTAAGAGCGGCTCAGGATGCCAGGGCTGAGGCGCAGGCAGAGCTTGTGCAGCAGCAAAAGGAAATGGCGACTGCTGAGACGGTAAGTAAAATAGCCCCTGTTATGCAGGGATAAAAAGGAAATACGAATGCCCAAGACCTCGGATCGGCGGCAAGAGCGGGCCATAGCCCGGATTCACGATTATCAAGCGACGTTTTCTTCTCCTGAGGGGAAGAGGGTACTACGCGACCTCATGAAGCTTGGTGGGTTTTTACGCACCAACCATATTCACGGGGATTCCCACGCCACCGCGTTTTACGAAGGTGGTCGGAGCATCGTGATCCATATTTTTGAGAAGTTGAAAATTGATGTACGGAAATTAGAGAAACAACTCTCGGAGGTAGAAGACGATGATTCGGAATACGGCATTTAAGCAAGACCTGCTAAACACCGAAGGTGGAGCACCTGGCGGTGGGGGCACACCGCCGGCCGCGGCTGCCGGTGGGACAACGCCACCGCCTGCTATCGACTGGAATCAGGTGCGTGAGTCCTTGCCTGAGGACATCAGAAAGGATCCAAGCCTTGGGCCCATTACGAGCTTAGAGGGGCTGGCTAAGTCCTTCATCCACAGCCAAAAGGCAATAGGTCGGGACAAGATTGTGATCCCCGATAAGCATGCGACCCCGGACGACTGGAAGGGTGTTTTTGCAAAACTTGGGGTGCCGGAGAAGCTTGAGGAGTACAAGCTAAACCTTGGCGAGGATTCGACCATTGATTCGGCTGTCTTGGAGAAGGTGAAAGCGGTAGCCCACCAAAAGGGAGTTCTGCCTTGGCAGTTTGAGGCGGTTGTGAAGGAGTTTAACAACGTGGCCAAAGAAATGGCCTCGGCCCAGGAGACTGAATACAAGGCCACGAGAGAGGCTCAGATTAGTGAGCTTAAGAAGGCGTGGGGGGACGAGTTTGAAACTCAGGTGAAGCGTGCGAATGTGGCTATGAGACATCTTCTCCCCGATGCCAAGGATCAGCAAGCTTTAATCGACATGGGTCTAGGAAGTAACCCGGCCGTGATTCGGATGCTTGCCAATGCCTCAAAGCTCCTGAAGAATGATGATTTCGTAGGTCAGGGAGAGGGCAGACTTGCCGGTGTGACCCCAGAAGATGCACTCAATAAGGCGAGGGCTATTCAAGGGGATTCAAGCCACCCGTACAGAAACCCGTCTCACCCGAACCATAAGGCCGCAAAAGAAGAAGTGGCCAACCTATACAAAATCGCTTTCCCAGAGTGAACTGTCTCATATTGAGACGTTGCACGATTTCCATTGACAGCAGGTTATGATTTTGTAACCTGCTTCTGGGGCAGACCAATTCAAAGCTTAAGGTTCCTACGAGACTTTTGTCTCGGACATGAATCCACGATCCTTCGTGGGGAGTTCATAAAAGCTAATTTGTTTAAATTAACTTTTTTAAATTCTTCGTGAAGGAGGAATTTTAATGTCTTCAGAAATTACCACAGCGTTTGTACAGCAGTACAAAGCGGAAGTGTTTCACCTTTCACAACAAAAAGGTTCCAAGCTCCAGGACAAGGTTCGTAAAGAGTCGCAAAACGGCAAGTCTGCGTTTTATGACCGTCTCGGCAAGGCCGAAGCGGTTGAGAAAACCCAGCGCCACAGCGACACCCCTCAGATTGACTCTGAACACTCCAGACGGCGCGTGACCCTGGCCGACTACGTGTGGGCAGACTTGATCGACAAAGAAGATCTTCGTCGCCTCTTGATGGACCCGGCCGGCCCCTATGCACAGGCTGCAATGTGGGGAATGGGCCGCCAAAAGGATCGCAAGATCATTGCGGCAGCCAATGGCTCTGCCTACGGTGGCGAAGAAGGGTCCACAGAAGTAGTGGTCCCCAACTCGCAAAAGATGCACGCTGTAACCACAGGTCCCGCTTTGGGCAACGCCGACATCCAGTGGCTGCGTCGGATTAAGAAGAAGTTCGATGCCCATGATGTTGACGAAAGCATCAAGCGGTATGGCGCGATCACCTCCAGCCAGTTGGAAGCACTCCTTGGCACCACTGAAATCACTAGCTCTGATTTCAACACCGTGCGTGCCCTGGTTATGGGTGAGCTGAACACGTACATGGGCTTTGAGTTTGTTCGTACCGAACTGCTCGACGCCCAGGTGGATGCGTTGAGCTGCGATACCACGACGGGTGCAGCTGGTTCTGGTACTTCTTGCATCGGATCACGTCGCTGCGTGTTCTGGGCGCAAGACGGACTCCTCCTCGCTACCGCAGACGATGTGGAAGTGAAGATCGAGCCCCGCCCGGACAAGAACTATGCGACACAAGTATTTGTGAGCATGGGCATTGGCGCTACCCGAATGGAAGAAGCCAAGGTCGTTATCGGGTTGGCAAAAGAATCGTAAAAATGTGGGCCGGCTCACAAGCTGGCCTTTTGGTTTTTGTTTTTTAATTTTTAACAGGAGAATTTAAATGGCTGTTCTTTCAGGAACTTTGTATGCAACCAATGCTACCGCAAAGCAGGCGGAGCCTTCTTCCAAGGTGGACGTGACCTTGGATTACGGCAAACTCCGTTATGTGTCTGATTCCTACACCATCCCCACGGATGATGAACTTGGAACCAGTGCCCTCATCAATTTCTTCAAAATCCCCAAAGGAGCCCGGGTCATCGAGATGATGGTCACTGCTCCCGTTGACGGCGGCTCACCGGCCACTGGTCAATTGGACATTGGGTGGTTGGCTTCGACTGAAGTCGATGAAGACGGTACGGCTTTGGAATTAGCAGCTGCCGATGGTTTCTACGTGAAGGAAGCGGCTGATTTTGGGGCAGGCGCTCTTGCTCGTTTGGCGATGGCAGACACTCGCCCTGGGTACCGCAAGAAGTTTGCAGCTGAAGTTCAGGTGCAGGCGGATTGCCAAGAGGCCACGACTGATTCAGGCGGTGCAACAATCCTCCTTGAAGCTTATTTGGTGGTTGAGTAGTCCTTAAGGGGGCCCCATAAATGGCAACTGCAAATGTTGACATAGCTAATTCGGCGTTGGCGAAACTTGGGGCCCCTCAGATTGTGGCTCTTACCGATACGGTAAGGGCCGCAGTTTTAATAAACGCTCGTTTCGAGTCGTTGAGAAAGAAGCTTTTAAGTTCACACCCCTGGAATTTTGCGACCCGTAGAGTTGCCCTGGCGCTAACTGCCAACACTCCTTCTTACGAGTTTACGGCAGAGTTTTTGTTGCCCAGTGATGTGCTTAGGGTACTTGATACCGATCTCCCGCATTTGGATCCGTGGGAGGTTGAGTTCAATGTCGATAATAACAAGGTTCTGCTTTGTAATTCTTCGGCCGTGAAGATCAAGTACATTAAGGACATAACTGACCCAACAAAATTCCCCGCATACTTCGAGGAAGCCCTAGCCTGGCTTATAGCGTCTGACTGTGCTTATGCGATTACTCAGTCCGTGTCTGTGGCGCAGGCCATGTACACCGGCTACAAAAACGAGGTGAGAGAGGCAAGAAGCCTGGATGCACAAGAGGCTGGGTATCAGGAGTTTTCAAGCGATCCTTGGGTTGATGTGAGGTGGTAGGGTGCCTCGTTTTAATGACATTATCCAGACCTTCCAAAACGGTGAAGTAAGTCCTAAGTTTCACGGCCGCACCGATTACGACATATACAAAAGATCTTGCCGCAAAGTTTTGAACATGATCCCCCAGCAACAAGGCGGGATTTCAAGACGAGTCGGAACTGAATTTATCGCCGACAAAGTTACAGATATTTCATCGGGTGCCACGGATCTGATTAAGGAGATGGCAGCTGGAGCCAGGTGTATTCCGTTTGTGGTATCTGAGGACGAATCTTACGTAATCATTTTCCCTGGCATTGATTCCGAGGCAAACCTTCCTTTCGTTTACATTTACAATGTAAATGAGGATCGCTTTATCAACCTGCCTCATTTTGCCTCAGAGGGCATTACGCCGATCCCCAACGGTAACTCAGCTGGATTATTCACCAACGCCCAAGTTCTGCGGGAACTTCAGTATGTGCAAACTGGAGACAGGCTTATTTTTGTTCACAGCACCTTTCCCCCGCAGGTTATTACAAGAACCCGTAGAAATGGATTTACGTGGCTGTCCTATACCTCTACGGCCGGCTCTCTTCACGGGGGAACTGGTACCAGAATTGAGGGACAGGCTTTTAGAACGCCCAATACCAACACTGCCCATTTGATTGATGCTGGGGCCGTGACGGTTGGGAACACTACGCTGACATCAAGCACATCGTTCTTTGATCCAGATCATGTCGGTGCTTTTTTCGCATTCCAAGACGCAGGCACAGTTGGTTGGGGGTATGTAACTGCATACAACAGCGCCACGTCAGTTGATTTCACAGTGGTGGATGCTTTGCCAGCCGCTGCCTCAGCAGGAAGCGGGACTGCACAGTGGATTGAGGGGGCCTGGTCAACGTATCGCGGGTTCCCACGGACCGTTGCTCTTTGGAACGGGCGTATATTCTTTGGCGGAACAGATACGGATGTGGACACGATTTGGGCTTCTCAGACGTATGACATCTTTGAGATGACGACTGAGACCACTCTTGATCCAGGCGCAACTTTGACCGAGGACATGCCTCAATCATTCACGATTGCGAGTGACCGGGCCAACGTCATCAACTGGATGTTCGGATCCAAAAACGATTTTCTCGTCGGTACAAGAGGCCGAGAATATTCAATCAGAAGCTTTACGATTGAAGAGATTGATGTGCGTCCCCAGACTGGATATGGGTCTGAATATATTCAGCCAACGATTGTGGATGATGTTCCTGTATATGTGCAGCGGGGCTTTAACAAGCTTCGTGAGATCATCTTCGATGACCGAACGGCTGGTTACGTAAGCCCAGAGGTGACGTTCTTTGCCGAGCACATGCCAAGGCTTTCGCAAGGGTTCTATGCCGACGCTGAGAGCCCCAAAATAAAAAACCTGGCGTATCAGCCCCTGGATAATAACGTCCTTTGGATTGTAGACAATAACGGCCATCTCTTTGGAACCACAAAGAGCCGGGAAAATAGCATCAATGCTTTTCATCGACATACACTTGGTGGAACCTCTGGAAGTGATGAGCCGCCAAAGGTTTTATCTATCGCATCCGTGCCGGCTAGAAACGGAGTGTCCGATAACTTGTTCATGATTGTTCAGCGCGAGATTGACGGCAATACCGTTATTAGTTTCGAGCGCATGACCAACGATTACTATGAGCTTACTTTACACGCAGACGCCAATGAGCGAAGACGAATCCCTCTATTTTCTGATTGTGCCAAGATGTTCAGAACCCACGCTGGTGCGAACTTCTTTGCTCGACTTTTTTCCTCGTCCACTGCCACTGAAGCCGGCGGCTCAACCACGGCTACGGTAACTGGAACGGTTACGTATGCGTATGAGAAGGCTTTGTTCGACGGCTCTTCGTATATAGATTACGACGGCACGAGCAACGCGGATGTGGCGCAAACGGGGTGTATTCGGTTTACGCTTCATCCGAATACTTTTACTGCGCAGGGGCTTATTGCCATCTGCAAGGCCGCAAGCGATGCCGACAATTTAATTCAGCTGGAGATAGGTGCAAGCCAAGACCTGGTGCTCACCGTCAACGATTCAACTGGGGCCGCCATCATTAATGCCGTAAGCCTGGGCGTGGCTACAGAGTGGGCCACGAACCGTTTAGAGGCCCACATTATTGAGATCAACTATGATCTAACGACTGGTGCTACTCGCGTGTTCGTGAATGGGAAGCAGCTTGGAAGTACTATTTCGAGCACGGGTACTCGGGACACGAGCATTGATCTAATCAGGCTTGGAGCTAAGTACGACGCCACTGACCCTGTGGCTGCCAACACCATGATTTCTGATCTTGTGATCTTTAACAGTGTTCAGCACACAGAAGATCACGAGGTTTTCGAGTACTTGAAAAAAGCTGTTACCGTTTCTCGCTTGGAGCATTTGGAAGGCGAAGAAGTAACAGTCCTTGGCGACGGCATTGAGCTTGGCACATTCACGGTTGCAAGTGGCATCATTACGCTTGAGGATACTTACGATACGATTGTCGTTGGTCTTCCCTACGGGCACGTTCTTGAGACCCAGAGTATTGAAGCCGGAAGCGGCATTGGATCGGCCCAAGGACGCCCCACTCGCGTGGACACCTTGGCTTTACGGTTTAATTCCACGGCCCAGTGCAAGTTTGGGCGCGATGAGGACAATCAAGAGGAGATCACGTTTAGAACTCCTCAAGACGCCCTGGATGCGGCAGTGCCGCTCTTTACCGGGGATAAGGTGTTCCCCTTTGATGGGGCCTATGAGCCAGACTCTCGCTTGGTTATAACCGGAAATGCTCCGGTTCCGTGCAACATTACTTGTCTCGTAGCTAGGGGTGCCACCAATGATTGAGGTGGTGAAATTTGAACCAAGCCATCTTGAAGTATTAAACCCGCTTGATTGTTACAAAGGCTCGCCAGGTCTTTTTGAAACCGTTTTAAAACTTAATGGGGTCCCCGGGAGCATTATCAGTACACTATTTTCCATCCGAGGGGAAATGGTTGCGGTTTTCGGGGTCCTCTCTTCTCCATACGCTAAAGCCATGTCGATATGGGCAATCACGGATAAGAACGTGTCCAAATATCCAGTTGGGTTCCATAAGGTATTTAAGCGCCAGCTTAAGTACTGGGAAGAAGCCCTGGGGGTGGTTAGAACGCAGTCTGTTGTGGATGTAGACAACGACCAGGCCGTGAGCCAGCATTTGAGATGCGGTTTTGAGATTGAGGGGACTATGCGAAAGAGCGGTTGGCGTGGCCAGAACCAATACATTTTGGCGAGGGTGAAGTAATGGCAGAAGCCGCAGCTGTAATGATGGTGGCCGGTGCCGGTATGCAGATTGTTGGTAACTTCCAAGCCAACGCGGCCGAGGCTGAGGCGGAAAGAGCCAATGCGGCCTTTTACAGGGAGCAGGCTCTATTATCCATGAAGGCCGCCGAGCGTGAAGAACGGCTATTTGAAAGAGAGAGCCAGCAGTTTTTTGGCTCTCAAGTGAATGCCTTCGCCAAAGGGGGCGTGGATATGTCCGGCTCTGCCCTTTTAAAGTTGGCCGGCACTAAGCAAGAGATGGCAAACGAGAGCTTTAATATTTTGGAGACAGGCAAACGCAACATGAACTTGGCTTTGCTGCGTTCTTCGCAAGCCGAATCCAATGCTAGGCGTTTACGAAGTGTTGAGTACAACCTTATCCAAGCCGCAGGGCCGGCTTTATCGGCGGCAGGCGGTGCTATGAAGACAAAAGGTGGATCAAGCGGTGGCTCCAGCAGTAACACGATGGAGGCCAGGAATTCTTACTACAGCGGTCCTGGTAACAGCATGGAGCTTATAAACTCATGAAGATTCCAAGCTTTAAACCAAACACCAGGCTTGCTGATCAATCTCCGGTTCAGCTCTTAAACACGTCAGATGCAAGACGCCAGGGCGAAGCCGTAGCCACCCTTGGTAAATCTGTGCAGCAATTTGGTGGCCAGATTGATGATTACTTCAGAGAAAAATCCAGGATAGACAATGCTCTGTATGCAGCGGAACTCCAGAACAAGGCTGCGATAACGGCACAAGAAGCCGAGACCTACGCTAAGACTGCACCCGATGCCGCACGGGACGGCAGCAATGTACAAGATCTTTTTGGACAAAGGTTTGATTCTTTAAAGGATGAAGTTAAGGGAATTGAGGACCGGGAGAAGCGAGCCATTGGCCTCAAAGTTTTAACCCAGGTTGAGTCAAGCCATCGCAAGAAATTGATCACGTACCAAGTGCAAAGGCACAATGATTTCGTTCTTGAGAAGTCTAACGATATTTTAAATGAGATGTCTTTTAGGGTACAGACGGACCCAACCCAAACAGCACAAGTACTGGCTGAATTTGATTCTTTATCTGGGCAGATGCCGCTCGAAGGTGAGAACAAAAAGAACTTCATGCAAACCGGAAGGCGCTCAATCATCTTATCGGCCATGGAGTCTTACGCCTCTAAGGGCGACTTTGATTCTGCAAAGGGTATCATCTCTGAGACTTCGGCTGGAAAGTTATTCTCCATTGAGGAGCGCAAGAAGTTTTCTAAAGAGATGGATGATCGAAAAATCAAGGCTATTAAAGATAAGTACACCATTGATCAGATGGAGAGAACAAAGCTTAAGCAAGAAAAAGCCGACATGCAGGAAAAGCATGAGGTTGAGCTTTACAAAGAAATTACTGCGGCCGGCGCTCCCTTAGAACTACAGGCAGTGGCGGAAAAAGCTGACGAATACGTAGCCCGTGGGCTTATCTCTCCCGGGGTACATAGGGCACTTAGAACAGAGCAGACAGCCATCTCTAAAGACGTAAGCTCTGATCTTCGCCGTGACTTTGTGGTGCAGTACTATAAGGGGAAAACCTTCGATCAAATCAAGAGCGAGGTTGTGGCCGCCATGGGTGATGGCAGAATGACCCACCAAGATGGTGTGGGTGTTTTAACCAGCCTCTCATCCCAAGCCAAGCGCGAGAAAGTGGATCCTGCGTATAAACAAAAGAAGGCCCTGGCCAGAGATCATATAAAGACGCTTGTGCCGGCCACAGCTAAGGGAGCGTTTGGGTTGGCTGTTCATGGGCAAGATGAAAAGTCCATGATCATGGGCAAGATGAAAAGTCCATGATTAACGACATTAACCAAAGGGCTTTTGAGTACGAGCAACAAGGTATGGACCCCCTCATGGCCGCAAAAAGAGCTGGAGCAGAGGTCATTGGATTGCAGACATTTGCCCAAAATCCAAACCATAACGTGGCCCTTGTGAATAAGAGTGTGCCTGATCTTCTTAAGTACAAGGCCCATATAAAAGCTGGCGTTGATAGAGCCAAGGCCAATGGGAAATGGGAAGGCGCTACGCGCACGAAAGTGCTCGACGAACTGGAGCAAATTGATCTGAGAATTAAAGCTTTACAAGCCGAAGAAGAAGCAAAGAAGATCTTGGATATCACTAAGCCAGAGGAAAAGAAATGAAGACTGCCGAAGAGCGGGCCTTAGAGATCCAAGCGTCCAAAATACAGAACGTGAATAATCCGAACCAACAGCAGCTGGACGCTGACTACCAATCCACTGGCGACTACGAGATTCAAGAGGATGAAATCAAAGAGATGCAGCAATGGAACTCTCCAGATAGAGAACCAAACGCTGCATACAAATCGTATGATGAGGCCAAGCAAAAAGAAGCTGACGATGAGCGGGAGAGAAGGCTTTTAGGCGGGGATGATGTAGCGCCGGCCGCAACTGAAATCTTGTCTCCTGAGGCCCCGGAGACACCTTCGGTGCCTGGTAAAGCTACGCCCGAGGACTCGTGGTTTGATAAGGCGATCAAGGAGTTTAAGCAGGTAAACCCTATTATGGGGAAAGCTCTTGAGACGGGGGAGGGTGCTGCCAAGGGTGCTATTTTAGCCCTGGAACAAGCAGCCAACACGGCTCTAGATGTTGGTGACGGCATTGAAGATGCTCTTGCAAAACTTGGCTTTGGCTCAGGTGATAATGTCACTGAGAACAGGTTTGATTATTTTAAAAAGAAATTTGAAGAGCCCACGACTGCCGCTGAGCATGTCGGAAAAATTTTAGGTCAGTACTGGGGACCTTTTGCCTTGGTGAGCAGGCTCAATAAAGCAAAGGGTGTGTTTGGCGTAGTTTCAAATATTGGGGCCTCGGCCGCGGTATCGGCCGTGGTGATGGATCCAGACGAGAAGCGGTTATCTGATCTCGTGCAGGCATCACCTGCGCTCGCTAACCCAATCACAGCACTTCTTGCAAGTGAGAAGGATGATTCAAGATTAGAATCTAGACTTAAGAATGCGGCCGAGGCCGTGATTGCGGATGTCCTTGGGGTAGGTATTTTAAAAGGCGGCACCAAGGTAGTATCAAAGGCCAGTGACGGGGTATCCGTTTTGGCTGACAAAATGGTATCCTCGGTTAAAGCATATAAACAGGCTAGGAAAGTAAAAGTCGAGACGGCCGTGCCCCGGCCTAGTGTTTTACCTGAGGAGCAGATTGCCGCCAATGAAGCCAAGATCAATCAAGGAATCCAGGAAGAAGTTGCAGCAGCTCAAAAATATACAGAAACGCCAGCGTCCACGAGAGCCCAGGCAGCTCCCTCAGGTGGAGGAGAGCCCCCAACAAGGCCTCCCACAAAAGCCGAGCGAATGTCAGAGCTTGTGGCAGAGTATAAAGCAACTGGCCGGCCGATTGAGGCAAAAGATCTGCATGAGACAGCTCGTCGTGGGACTATTTCCGATGAGGAAAATCTAAAACTCGCCAACAAGATCAGAGAAGGGGGTGAGGCGAGGCTTGATGAACTTTTCGATAGAAAGTTTGGAACCTCGCTCTCTCAAGAAGAACGCACTGCTTTAAAGCTTGAAGCCATGACCAAGCAATTGGAAGTGGAGAACATGGTCAAGGGTGTCGATGACATCGCTAACCTTTCTCCAACTGAGATGGCGTTGATGCAAGAAAGGCTGGATAGTTTACAGGCCTTTTATGCAAGCATTGATGCCGCAAGCTCTGAATCAGGCCGTGCCCTTCGCTCATCGAAGATGACTCCGAAAGGCATCCTGGAAGAAGGCGGCGACGCCATAAAGAAGCATTCCCGGGTGCAGGAATACATCAAGCAGCATGGGGGCATCCAGTCGGTTGAGGAAACGCTTCGGGCGATTAAGCAGATTCAAGACCAGGGAATACCTCTTTACGAAGCTTTCGAGCACCACCTAAATTCGGCCGGCAAGAAATTTGCCGACTCTGCTTTTGAGGTATGGATCAATGCGGCCTTATCCGGCCCCAAGACCATGCTCTTTACCAACCCCGTGGCCAACTGGGCGATGAAGCAGGGGATGACGATTGAGACCAAGATTGCGCCGAGGGTCTTGGAAAGCTCATGGGTAAAGGCGTAGTGCCGGGGGAAGTGGAAGCCCTACGGGCCGCCTTTGCCGATGCCCACTACGAAGCACTTGAGGCGGCAAGGCAGATTTTTAAAAAAGGGACGGCTGTTCCTGCCTCACAAAGAACCCGGTTTATGATGGAGCGAAAAACGCCATAAGTAGCCAAAACTATGGCCTTGATCCAATGTCTCAGATTGGCCGGTTTGCCGATCAAGCGGGGCATG